ATACCATTGTTGTGTCTCAATGTTATAGAGTGGTTCGCACCATCCTGCAGTGACTTGAAGTGACTTACGGAACACCTCTAAGTCATTCTTGAAGAAGGATTGCTGTTGCTCGTTGAGGTATTCCCAAGAGCACCTTAACAAAGCCCAGTATTTACGATGAAAGCTGAGGTTACGAGGCAGACGGATTTCTGCCTCATAAACCTCACCAATCTTGAGCTTTTTCTTCTCGTCGTAGTCTTCATCAAACATTGGTTTCAGACCTTCGCGAGTGTTCTTAAGCAACAGCTTCATACGTCAGAATGGTAGACCGTCTGCGTTATCTCCACCTTGACCTTCCTGTGTGGCAGGTGGGAATGGATTCTGGTTCTGAGCGGGTGCCTGCTGTGGTGCTCCCTGACCTGCAAACATATCTGCCTGCTGTGGTCCTGCTGCTGCGGCAGGTGCAGGTTGAGCGGCCTGCTGGCCTGCACGAAGGACGTTATAGCAACGAATGTCATTGTAGTAGCGTCCGTTGTACTCTCTCGCGTCGATGTCAAGCTGAACGGTGACGTTCTGTTCGCCCGGCTGGAGGTTGAATTGTTTGATGCGGTCCTCGCCAAAGATAGAGAACGCACACTTCTTTGGGTACTGACCAGGAACCTCAATAACGTATTCCTGTTTCATCCACGGATTACCCGTGCGTGCTGATACGCCCGAATTTGCAGGCATAATAGCGATAATTGTTCCAGTTAATTCCATGTTAATTACTATTTATAATGTTTATAATCTTACTTTCCTTCTTTGATTCCGTTTATGAATAAGTCAGCTAATTCATCGAAGTATTTCTCGTCTTTGAGAGCATCATCAACGGCACCAGTAATCTTGTTGGCCATAGAACCCTTGTATCAAGTTCGCCACGGTTGCCAATGAGAATCCATGAGTTGACGGCATTCTTCTGACCGTTACGATGACAACGAGCCTCACACTGAGAGAGGTCTGCCATAGTCCACGGAAGGTTGATGAAGAGGACGTTTGATGATGCAGTCAGCGTAAGGCCAACACCTGCAGCCTTGATGGAGCAGATGATAACACGACGCTCACCAGCTTGGAAGGCATCAATAGCTGCTTGTTTCTGTACGGCATTCTGACGGCCTGTGACACAAACAGCATCAGGTATAGCTTCCACTAAGCTATCAACGATGTCATGATGCTCAGCGAACACCACAATCTGCTCAGTGGAGTCTTGTATGAAACTGATTGCTGCATCAACCTTGCCTTGACCAGCTATTTTGCGAAGATTCATGAACTTGACCAACGCCTGCATACGCATCTTTTTACGTATCTCGGCATCGTCACAATTCCGATAGTCCTTGAGCCATGCTTTGAGATCGTTTTCGCAAAGGTCATACTCTTCTTGGTTTGACAGCTCAGTGAAAACCTTTGAGCGCGTGAGGTCAGGAAGGTCTTTTAGCACTTCCTTCTTTCCACGACGGAAATAACATGAGCTGTGAAGGATGGCATTCAGTTCTGAAAGATGCTTGCCGTCACCATAAGTATTGACAAAGTTACGGTAACCTCCAAAGTCCTCAATACGTCCAAGGATGCAGAGCTGAGTAGCAAGGTCCATCGTGTCATTGACAACAGGCGTACCAGTGAGCATGTTGATATATTCCTTTCCGGCACAAATGCCCATGCAGAAACGAGCTGTTGCCGTTGAAGGATTCTTGCAGCGGTGAGACTCGTCGATGATGACTGATTTGAACTGCTTGATGACATTCTGAAAGATGATGTCTTTGAGCTTTGCGCCCTTGTCAGCCTTCACCACGAAATACTTCTTGAGAGATTCGTAGTTAACGATTACCACATCATAGAGATTCATCTGCCCTATAAAGTATGGGAAGGTGGACTTGATGGAGTCCGTGAGAATGAGCGGGCGAAGGTCTGTGAAATTCTCGACCTCGCGCTGCCAGTTGATTTTGAGAGAGGCAGGACAGATTACCAGGCATGGTGTAGCTTTGGCCCGTGCAACAGACACGATAGCTTGACCTGTCTTTCCCAAACCCATTTCGTCGCCATTGATGCAACGTTTCATTTCAAGTGTCTTGGCAATGCCAGACTCTTGGTAGGGGTACGGTTTGTATTTTGGCATATTATTTATTTTATATCTTTTATTGACATTTCGCCTTCAAGTATGGATTTCGTTTGGCGGTCTTCTATTTCAGCAAACTCTATCGCGCAAGTCAACGAACAGTCTGGAACTATCGGTTTTACATTAACCCCTCTGTTTGGGTCAAGCTCATCAAGAAATAGTCTTGCGCCATCTTGCTCTTTTAAACAAGAAGCCCCTACGATTCTTTCTATCTGTGCCATACGATTAAACCTTTCAGGAAAATCCTTTCTTATTTTGTTCCAATATCCAATACCGCCTTTGACACATCCAATACAATTATTATTGTTGTAACCAAGCTTATACATTATAGGAATTGCAATACCTGCCTTTTTAAGGATTCCAAGACAATCCTGCTTGGTCAGATGTATTTCTATGAGCGGAAAGAGAGGCTTGGTTTTGGGATTCTGCTGTTTGAAGCGAATTGCTCTGTTGATTTCGTCTTTGCAGAAATCGAAACCCCAAATTTGCCCCCCCCATTCACCAAGTGCTTCTTCGTATAGATAGCGCACTTGTTTTTTTAATTCTTTTGTGCAAGAAGCACCTGTAGGCCCGTTGATATATTTCTTTTTGAGAAGGACATCTTCTACGTTATTAAATTTACCAGATCGTATCGTCTGTATTTCGATTCCGAACCATTTTTGGCAATCTTCAAGAAATCGCTTATTGTCGCTATGTTCAGAACCAGTTTCAATATGCACGATGCGCACATTCTCGTACAAGGATAGACCAATCTTGCAGGCCACAGCAGATGTAGCACCGCAAGAAAACCATCCAATTATTGGCAATTCTTTATTCATGTTTTCTTGTTTTATTAGTTTGTAGGATGCAGTGGCAAAACCACTGCACACAGGACTACGTAAACAGCCAATACTTAAAGGCAAGTTCGAGATACTTTTCACGTCCACGCTCGTAGAGTTCATCACCACGGACAATCTTCTTATAGAAAACCTTGTTTGCGGTCTTTGATACGGCATAGATGAAATCCTGATTACCCATAGATGGGTCGAGAGAGTGAGTGAGGTCCATATAGAAAGCGCGTGAGCGGTCCCACTCAAAGTAATCAATGCAGTTGAGGAACTGGTCGTATGTTGTTGCTACGGTGGTTTTGAGGTCGCCACCGAACAGCCCAAGATGCCAGTCAAATTTGCACCTCGTCGGAAGGTCAAAGGAATAACAACCTACATCGAAATGCTGTGAAGGATTTGCGAACACCTTCTGACCGACGGCATTTTTGAGAACGTAGTCAAGGAAAGCATCTTTCTGAGCTGCACGACGTAGCTTTTCAAGTTGCTTCTTTCCCCATTCCCATTCTTGTTTGGTGTATTGCTCTTCACCAACGAGATAACGGAAGTGGTTGCAGTTCTTTGGCTCAGTAACCAGCCCGTCAACAAGCGTACCAAGGTGGAACGCTTTCTTCTTATCCTTTGGCTTGACGAAATCAAGTTGCGGATAGAGCTTTAGTTTGAGCGAAGTAAGGTCAGAGTTACTGACCTCACTTCTCGAGTAGTACGGGTCCATATTACTTCGCTGCAATATCTTCTACATAGAGAACGTGCTCGTCGACAACAGAAATGTCATCCTTGTTTTTGAGCTTTTCGCAGGTTTTGACCATGAATCCGAGTTTCTTGGCTAATTCTTCGAGAGACATGTTTGAACCTTCGTGCGCCCACCACATCTGAATGATGGCGAGATAGCCGTTAGGAGCATCCACCTCAATATGGTGAGAAACTTTCACCTTAACAGGAGCGGAAACAGTGGGAGTCTGGTCGAAGAGAGTCTGAGACTGAGACTGAGCCTTACGAAGTCTCTCTTCTTCCTCTCGCTTTTTCTTTTCTTCCTCAGCCTTGGCTTGGCGTTCTTTCTCGGCTGCTTCCTCAGCTGCTTTCAGCTCGTCCTCGCGTTTCTTACGCTCTTCCTCGGCTTTCTTGGCTGCTTCTTCTGCTGCCTTACGCTCGGCTTCATCCTTAGCCTCTTTCGCCTTGCGCTCAGCCTCTTTACGTTCATCATCGAGACGCTTCTGCTCTTGGAGTTCTGCTACCTTAGAGTCGAAGGTGTCAAGAATATCCTGACGGGCAGAAGAAACAGAATCTCCATAGGACTTTGCCAAGGAGTCAGCGACTTCCTTATAGGCTCCGTTCATAATCTTACGAGCATCCTCTTCGGGAATCTCAGGAGAATATGACGGCTTGCGGTCTTTCAGATAAGTACCGATAACGATTTCCGTTGGCACACCGTAGATTTCCTTCTTAACCGCCTCAATGTTGTCGAGAGTGAGCAACTTAAAGCTGTTTGTCAGCTTATCAAGGGCCTCAGATGTTTTCTCGTTGACAATCTGATTGCAGACAGAGATAACATCGTCGTGGAGCTGAATCTTGGCAGCTTCGATACGAGCCAGACGCTTACGCTCTTCCTCAGCCTTACGTTGCTGTTCCAACTTGAACGCAGCATATTCGTCACGTTTCTTCTGAAGTTTATAGATAATGCTTTCTTCTGACTTGGAATCAAGAATAGACTCCATCTTTGTAAAGCCAGACTTTACGAGGTCGAACACCTGAGTAACACCCTTACGTCGCTCGGTCATAGCTTTCTTGGTGGAAGATGCTTTCTTGATGTAAGAAGCAATCTGAGCATCCAACTCGTCAGTCATTTCGCCGGACAGAGCAAGCAAATTCTCGCCAGCTTTGATGCAGTTCTGCAAGGAAGTGTTGTTCTCTTTAATAGCGTTGGTGATGTCAGTCTTGATGGAAGCCACATTCTTTGTGACTTCCGCTGACTGCTTGATAATTACTTGTAACTGATTTTCTGCCATGATGGTTATTGATTAAAAGGATCATCTTCCTGGGATTCTACTGTCACACCATTAGCAGGTGCGGCAGGCTGTTCGGGAGCTGCTGGCTGTTCTGATGGTTCGAGGTCCTTGTCAGACTCGAAAGCACCACCGGCACCAATGGAAAGTTTGGGGTAGCCTTTGAAAGCGTGCTTCACAGTCTTTGACTTCAAGAAGCCTGTGTCTATATC